CAAATTCAGATATCATGAAAAGTGAAATTAAAAAAGAATTTAATTTTGAATGTAACGACCCTAACTGCCCACATTGCGCAGATGATATTAGACAAATGGTAGAAGATGATGTATGGGGGTTTGGTTTACAAGATGAATTAAATAAACTTCCATATACAAAGCATCTCGATGATGGTCAGTATAATGATGGTCAGTTAGCAGGTTTTGAATTAGGTGCTACTTGGGGTTACAACAAAGCCAAATCTACTCTATATACAGAGGAACAAGTTATAGAGTTTGCTAAATGGTTAGCGTCTAATTGGATTCCACTTCATGTTACTAAAGAGTATCTATGGGAGTATGATGAACTTGACCTATCCAAAATACCTGAAAATTACAGAGAGTATAAGACAGAGAAACAACTCTTTGATATATTCCAATCACTTAAACAACCTAAAAAAGATTAATTATGACAAATTGCATTTTTGAACCAAGAACAGACACATCATCTGCAACTATATGTAAATATTGTGGTCAAGAAAAATACTTACATATTAATTGTACAGCACCTCTAATTTCTGATATGAGGAAGATGGAAGAAGATGATGTTGAGAAGTTGGCTTTGAATGAGTATCCTATTATAATTAAAACTAAAAAAAGTATTGGAGGTAATGAATACGATACTGATGTTAATTATATGGAACGCAGGGCATTTGTAAATGCTTACAACAAAGCCAAAGAAACTCTATATACAGAGGAAGAAGCAATAGATTTTCATAAATGGGCTTTCCAAAAAGTCAGAATTGAAGAATCTGATAAGACAACAAAAGAATTATTTGCTGAATGGCAATCACTTAAACAACCTAAAAAAGATTAATTATGGAACAACCAACACCAATAGAATGGTTACAAGAAGTATATAAAGTAACAGGAACATTAAAAGAATCAGATTTTAATTATGCAAATAATTGGACTAAAGAAAACACCTATACAGAGGAACAATACAAGGCAGCAATTAAAAAAGCATGGTTTGATTCTACTATGCAGTTTGATAACTCTGCAGAAATGACATACAAAAAGTCATTTGATGATTATTACCAATCACTTAAACAACCTAAACAATGAACAAAGAATTTATACCATACGAACAAGCATTAGAAATTAAAGAACTTGGGTTTGATGAACCTTGTTTAGGGTATTACCATGAAGATGGTTCTATATCATTTACAGGTGTTACTACACAAAACACAAACTCATTTTGGTTAGCAAGTCCTAATAAAATATTCACTGCACCACTCTACCAACAAGCATTTAGATGGTTTAGAGAAAGATATTTATTACATCATGAAATAGCTTGTGGAGATAATGTTTTTTGGTTTAGATATGGGAAAAATGGTCATGTTGCTGTATTATTTATTGATACAAATAATGATAATTATTACCCTACCTACGAAGAAGCAGAACTTGCTTGTCTGAAAAAACTTATTGAAATAACTAAAAAACCTAAGCAATGATTATACAAACAAAGATTGAAGTTGTAAATACAAAGATGGAGGAAATGCTAGGAGAATCAGACGCTATGTTAGTCAACATGTCTTTTGATTTAAGAGAAGTGTGTGCTATAAGAGAGATTATTGAAGATGACTTTACTGAAGTTGAGACAAGCAAGTGCCACATCTATATGAGAAGTGGCGAATACTTCATGATATTCACCCCATACAAAACAATTTTAGAACAATTTAAACAATAATTTATGACAACAGTACAATGGTTTAAAGAACAAATTGATGGTGTATTACCAGCAATATTTACACAAGCATCTAAAGTAGATGAAAAAGACCAACTAGCTCAAATAAAAAGAGAGATAGAGGACATTATGCCTTTCTTATACAACAATGCTCTTGAAATGGAGAAGCATAACCATGAAAAAACATTTAAGGATTCAAGGTCTGCTCATATATTTGAGAAAGATATGCCTCCACTTTTTGAAAATTTTGAACAATATTGGGAATCACTTAAACAACCTAAACAATGACACAGCAAAGTGGAGTTGAATATTTGTTAACTGAAATTGCAAATGATAAATTGCTATTAGACAAATCAAAGTGGAGATATGTTAAGACCAAGGCAAAACGTATTGAGTATGAACAGCAGATTAAATTACTAAAGTGGATAGAAGGTTCGTATTCATTTGGTAATGTCGCAGGTAAATGGTATAGGCATAGCGATGGGAAAGATTTCACACTTGAGCAATTAATTGAACTCTATAAATTAACTATTAAACAACCTAAAAAATGATATCATGTATATGTATAGATGACAGCTTCAGGCCTAATGAGATACCACTCAGCAAGTGGGTAAAGAAAGGTCAGGAGTACCACGTAATCTACGCCGTCACAGTTCTGCCTTCAGACGAATTGGCGTTTGACCTGTATGAGATTGAGCTTACAGACAACGAGTTGCCATACGAACATTTCCTAGCATCTAGGTTCGGATTCACAGCAGACAACCTAGTAAAGCTAGCTGAGTTAATGATGGACTGCGTAGGAGTAAATCAATCAGTAAAAGAACTTATTCAAAAAACCAACACAATACAAAATCCAAATGGACATACTTGAACCACTTCTCGGATACTCAGACGAGATGATGCTTGACAGATGCGAGGCGCTCAAAAGAGTAATCACCGCCACTAAGGATGTGAAGATTGGCAGAGCGCCTAAGGTTGAAATCATTAAGATGCCCAAGTATAAGACGGCTCCTGATGTATTGGCACGCATCATCAACAGTTGCGAATACTATTCCGAAAGAGTAAAAAACAAAACACACGTGACATACAGAGACTACCAATTAGACATAATCAAAAGAGGGACAGACATACTCAAGAAGTATTGGTTCCTGTATCTAGCCATGGAGGTCCGAACAGGGAAGACGCTGACTAGCTTGGGTATAGCAGAAGAAGTAGGCGCCGAGAGAGTGCTGTTCATTACTAAGAAGAAAGCCATCGGCTCCATAACTGCTGACTACAATATGCTCAAGCCTTCGTTCTATATGTGCGTCATCAACTACGAAAGCCTACACACCGTGCAGGATGAATGGAAGTGGGACCTCATCATCTGCGACGAGGCACATAGCATGGGCGCATTCCCAAAGCCTAGCCTAAGAGCGGACATGGTAGCAAAACTTGTGAGGAAACTAAACCCATATGTCATACTACTTTCGGGCACCCCAACACCGGAGTCGTACTCTCAAATGTACCATCAGGTTTATGGCATACCTAACAATCCGTTCTCAGAGTTCAAGAGCTTCTACAGGTTCTGCGACAAGTACGTGAAGGTAAAACAGCGTAAGATAAACGGACTCATGATGAACGACTACTCCAATGGGTTAGATACTATCCTTGAGGCTATGAGGCCATACACTATCACATACACGCAGGAGGCCGCAGGATTCAAAGCAAAGACCACAGAGGAGGTATTGGAGGTAGAGCTGAAGGAATCAACCTATAAGTTGATAGAGCGCCTTAAAAAGGATTTGGTGATTGAGGGTAAGGAGGAGGTCATCTTGGCTGATACATCCGTCAAGTTGATGACTAAGGTGCATCAGCTGTGCTCCGGAACCATCAAGTTCGAGAGCGGGAAGTCTATGGTGCTTGACCTATCCAAGGCAGAGTTCATCAAGTCGCACTTCGAGGGGTGCAAGATTGGTATATTCTACAAGTTTAAGGAGGAGCTATCTGCATTGCAGCAGGTGTTTGGAGACAACCTGACCACAGAGCTGAGTGTCTTTGAAGACACAGATAAGAACATCGCATTACAGATAGTGTCCGGGCGTGAGGGGATATCGCTAAGAGACGCCGACTACTTGGTGTACTACAACATCGACTTCAGTGCCACTAGCTATTGGCAATCCAAGGACAGGATGACTACGAAGGATAGGTTGGAGAATAGCGTATATTGGGTATTCTCTAAGGGCGGAATAGAGAAGGACATATACAAGGCGGTCACAAAGAAGAAGGACTATAATGTTGCTCACTTCAAGAAAGACTTCATGTCATGATAGTTCAGCTCACCCCCATGATACCAATACGCAGAGTGTCCGATGGAATGGAGGGGTATGCATTCTTGGTGATTGACTACAGCCAAGAGCACGACTTACTATTCACTTGTGCGATGGATGACGGGGAGATATGGACCCTGAACAATAAGGAGATACGATTTTGTAAGAACATTTCATTAGACAGAAAATGACAGAGCAACAGATACAATCTAAGAAGATAAAGGAATTGGAAGAGCAGGGGTACTATGTAATCAAGTTGATGAAGACCAACAAGAATGGTATCCCTGACCTATTGGCTATCCCAAAAAACTCAGACGTTCTTTTTGTAGAGGTGAAGGCAGCCAATGGAAAGGTCAGCAAACTTCAGGAGTTTAGAATCAAGGAACTTAAATCAAATGGAATCAAAGTACAAATCTACAAACCATGAAAGAAATACAATCAGAAGTTGAAATGCTAAGGCAGATTATAAAGGCAGTAATGTATGCTGACATCTTAACTAAAAAAAGAGACACTCGATTCGTAAATGCAAGACTTGTGTTCGCAAAGATTATGCGTGACAGGGGTTACAACCTATCTGAAATAGGTAGGTTCTTAGGGAAGCACCATGCTACCATTATACATTACCTAAATGAGGTAGATAATATACTGATGCAAGAGAACAGATTGATGGAGCAGTACCTGATGTGCAACAGTTTGTTTTATAAGCAAGCTCCTAGCGTAAACAAGGTAATTGAGAAAAGCAAAATAGACTTAGAGATGATGGTTGTCAATTTAAAAAATGAGATAAGTCAGCTTATGATTGAGCGCCAAAAGGTAGTTGGCATCTTAGAAAAATACCAAAGGATACAGCCAATCATTGATGTTATAGAAACTAGAACTCCGTTGGGGAAAGAGGATTCAATAAAACGAAAAATAATTTGTATGTTTAACGAATAATATACATGCCATGAACCTTCAAGAAGACTTAGAAAACGAGCGGGCCGAGCGGCTCGCTATTAGAATAGGAGAATGCCACCGGCTCTTAGCCAATATATACGAGAACTTGGTTGACCGCGAGTTTGAATCAGTCACTAAAGACTCAAAGAATATCATAACCCAAATACGCCTCATTTTAAAATCAATGGAAGAAGATGATTTTTGAAACAGACAAGGACTTCGAGAGAGAGCAAAAAGCAATAAAGTTATTCGTCAGCACATTCGGTGGTACGTTCAGTAAGCTAGGCCCATTTGATGTAGACTACAAGGTGTTCGATAAGGAAGGTAAACTAGTAGCGTATGTGGAGGTGAAGGGAAGAGTAAGGACTATAAGAAACGCATACCCATTACCGGTGTCAGCTGCAAAGCTAACAAAGCTAGCGGCCAAGCGTCTAGCTCCTGTGATTATATGGGCATGCGATGACGGTATTATTTATAGCAATGTAAACAATCTAGAGGGGACAGTAAAGTGGGGCGGTAGAGAACCCCGCCCCGGTGCTGCACATGATGCTGAACTTATGGTGTACTATGACAAGCAGAAGAGTTTCAAGTACGTTAGGTATCCTGTTTAATATTTTCTTTTCTTCTTAGGAGTGTACCCGTACTTCTTATCTTCTATCTCTCTTTCTTTTTTTCTTATTATGTCCTCAGCCTCTATTTCATTTCTATACTTTTTGTAGTATTTGGACTTCTTCCCAAATGTTTTTTCATACAGCTTAGGGTCATACCTTTTCATGTCAGACTTGCTATCATATCCTTTTAGCAAATCATTGAGCTCTTCTTTTTTATCAGCTAATTCGCTCTTGCGTTCTTTGCGGTATTCGCTTCTTTCTTCATCAGTCATCTCAAGCTCTCTGAGTTTTTCCTGCATGATAGATTTTATTGAAGGATTCATTCCTTTCTGAAGCATCCCTCTAATTACATTGGCTTTATCTTCACGCTCCTGAGCCGTCTCTTCTTTACGCTCTGCCTTCATCATATCCTCATACTCTTTAGCGGATGCATTCTCTTCGGTATCCTTAGATTTTTTAGCTTCAGCTTTTCTTAGGTCACTGTACATGTTGTCCATAACCACCTTACGTACATCCTTGTATAGTGGTATCCACCCTAAGTTGCCTAATGCTTCTAGCGGAAGACGGACATTCACTTCATTGTTAGCGCGTTCAATTGCTTCTTCTTTTTTCTTAGGGGGCTCTGTCGCTTTTTGTATAGCCAAGTCAAGTGTCTTCAGCGCCGGAGTAAATGAACCACCGATAACCTGAATGTAATCAGTAAGGTTAGTCTTATGCCCTTTGCGCTCCTGAGGAATCATGTTGTACTGAATGGCATCTTTGTATGGGTCATAGTCTCCCTTTCTAAGGGCCCCTAAAAACTTCTCGTTACCACGCTCTACACCATAGTTAATGATAGACCTAGATGCGTTACCAAAGTCACGTCCAAACATAAGGGTAGTAGCTGTACCTGCCAATGCTTGGCCAAACTTCTGAGCAAATGTTTTTTCTTCTTCTTCGTCGTCATCCTTAGGCCTGAACATGCCAACCAACGCAGAACCGAGTACGCTTGTCAGCAGCGTATATACTGTCATCCTTGTAGCAACACCCGCTAGTAATGCAGCCCCTTGCTTCTTAGTGATGGTACCATTGCCCATCATAGCATATATCCCTTGGCGTGCAGTAGTGTATTCGTATATTGCAAACTTCGTCATGAAGTTGTTGAAGTTATTGAACGCTCTAGTGAGTACGCTTTGATTAGGCTTAGTGGTACCCTTTAGTATGCCCATAAATGCATTCTCTGATGCACCGGCAAGCACACTCCTCTCATCTGCAAAATCTCTTGACCTATCCAATGCTTCTTTGTAGCGGTTCATGTAACTCTCATCGTTTGCAGCTATCTTGTTTAAGTCAACGTCCTGACCGGTCTGACGTTTGAACTCATTAGAAAAAGACCCAAACCAAATAGGTCGCATCACCATTTTATCCGGCGTGGATATAAGCGCATCTGCTGAAAATTCTATTGGGTTCTTGACGAACTTCTTAAGCGTCAGATTATAAATCTGCTCTACCTTGTTCATCACTTTACCCCTAGCCTTGCCTCCTCTTACACCGGATGTCTGACTCAGTATTTGAGTATCAATCATACGGCCTTGTAATGTGTCTCCGTGGAATATCCTGCCAAGCTGCTTGCTCTTTACATTCATCATGGCCTTTACCGCATCCGGAGACATGATGAACTCAGACTGTTGTAACCCGGCAAATAAAGCACCGGGGTCTGATATCACAGCGTACCCAATGTTTGATGACAATTCTGAAATAAACCTAGGTACACTTGCTAATATTGCACGATACCCTTGCTTTGACAGATAGTTAACTACCATATCCCCAAACGAATCAGCAATGAAGTTGTTAGTAAGCATATTACTTGTTGCTTCCTCAAACGCATTGTTGATAGCATTGAACACCTCACGTTGAAACTTTGGTACTCTACCTTTACTTTCCATATCAACCTTGGCCCTATTCAATGTTTTCCTAGCTGTCCTTATTGGGGCAGTCATGTGGTAGTCCATCAACGTAAACTTAACTCCACGCTCAGCAGACATGAATACATCAAAGTTGATTGGCTTGGCGTTCTTAGTCCTTTCTATTAATGACTTTGCTTTGGTAGACGGGCGCCTTGAATTGTTATAGCTTTCCGCAAGAGATACATTTCGAGACAAATCGTCGGGGCCATATTCATACATCACCGGTAAATGAATATAGTTCACCAATGGGCTAATCTTATCTCCTCTGATAACAGACGATGTGAACATAGCCTTCTCTGTAAGAGAGTCATTCACCTCTCTGATAGTCTTCATTGCATTCCGCTCCGCTGCATTGAAAGATTGGTATAGCTTGTTGGTATCTATCTCTATGATGTCATTCCCTTTGGCATCTTGACCAACTACAACCCCATAATTATCTAGGATTGATTGCAGCATATTCGCCTCTCTTTCTCCTAGGTTTGAATTACCACCATCAATATGTTTGATTGTAGCCTGCAAGTACTTAGCCGCAGGGTTAACTTGGTCGCTGTCGGGATTTGAATCGTGCTCCTGCTGAATCATATACGTCATCATCTTGTATGAAGATAATAGCGTAGCATTTGTATTGTTATTAAATGATTTGGATACAGCCTCGTGAGCCATCTCTAATTTCTTATTCAGCATATCTAACTCTGCCTTAAATAAAGACTGAGCTTCAGCCACTTTCTCAAATACCGCATTAAATATAGCCTTTGACTTGAAGTCTCCGAACACTTGGTCTATGAAGTACAAAGGAGACCTTCTTACCATCTCTAGTATCGCTCCTTTATCTGTAAATAAAGACTTCAGTTTAGCATACGCTTTACCTATTTTTGATACAGACGCTGAAGATATTGAGCTATCCAAAGGCTGACTGTTTTCAATAGCATTCATGTCCTCTAGCATCAGCTCGGCAGAATGCGGGAAGTATCCGTTATTGATATTGTCAATTACCCTTAGCAATCTTTTTAACTCTTCATTAGTCATTCTGCTCAATATGCTTGGCTTGAGCATTGTTCTCAGTTCGTAAGCTCTTCTTCTTTCGTCTGCCATTGACAGCTTCCTGTAGTTGACTGTCTGTTGCATTGCAGCATCTACCAATTCTGCATTCTCTTCCTCAGTCTCTTGCTTGCTTTTTTCTTCAGGCTCTACCTGAGGCAGGATATCTGTCTTGTACTTAGACATTAACTCCGCTTCTTTGGCGGTAATTGTCTCGTCGGCTACCATGTTCTTTATGGTCTCTGCGTAGTTTAATTTACCGTCACTATCCAATACTTTTTTATCATAAGACTCAAGCCTAATCGCTAGCTCATCTGCTAAACTAGATTGCTCATTTACCTCATCCAATATAGCATTGGTCATTGACGTTACCACATCAATGTCTGCTAATTTAAGCACAGCTTGATTGGCTCCTAGCATTTCAACCAATGTCATGTAACTATTCAGAACAGTGTCAGGTATCTTGGCCGGGTCAATGTCAAGCATCCTCTCCAACATTGGCATCAGGTTCTCAGCAACGCCTAGCTTGGTCCTTATGTTCTTCTTTGCTTTCCTTATCAAGCTGCTAGCCTGATTCATCTTACCTGCATACTCAGCATTGTTAAATACCTTGGCTGCGTAGTTCACGAAGTTGGTAACAGATACCTCATTAAGCAAGTTGACCTTACCAAATCTAGCTAACAAGTTAGCTGCTTGGCCAACAGTGATACTGCCTTCGTTAGCCATGGCTCTCAGCTCTTTGGCTAAGTCTTTGGCTGCATCCTTGGCTAGCTCTCTCAGGTTCTTTACAATCCTAAGTTTATCTGCAAGCGTAGCGTTTGGCATATCCTTCAGCGCTCCTATGATACGCCCAATAGATGGCGCTCTCCTTGGCTTGGCCTCCATCTTCAACCTTCCCGCACGCTCCATCACTTTCTTCTGCAAGTCATTGGCATTCTTGTACACCTCTGAGTTCCTGATAAGCGTGTCTACGTTTGAGATAATCTTCTTTGTATCTGTACCTGTCTTCTTTTGCCTAGCAATCATAGCGTCTACCTTAGTCATCACAGCATCAAAGCCATCCTTAATCTCTGCGATAGCGGTGAACTCTTTAATAGACTGAGATACGTCAGACAGGCTGAGGTTATTCTCCTTGGCTATTTTCATGATAGCACGCTGCACAGTCATACCACCTTTAACCAAAGCCTTTACGCCTTTAATCAGTACCTGAAGAGTACCAAGTGGTATGGCAAACAATGACTCATTAGCGCCGCCAAATAATCTAGCTGATATCTTCTTGTCAATATCATCCAATATGTCATAGGTAATCTCACCTAATGACTTCTCCTGCTCTTCTTGCGTAGGCTGCGCCTCTGCTTGCATGTCTCCTGCACGGCCTTCGGTCCAAGTCCACTCAGGCATAAGCCCTGATTTTTGGTCAGCAAAAATTGTATCCTCAACTGATGCGTTCCTATTTGTTTCACCGTGTGGGCCAAAGTTAAGCCAAGAGTTTTGCCCCCTTGTCTCACTTGTTATAGCGCCAACGGCTGAACCTGTAAACAATCTTACGTGAGCCTGCCAAGCATTCTCTTCACCTCTCGCTCTGAATCCTGCCCCTTCTAGGCCATGACCAAAAGCATCATGCACTGCACGGAATAAATCATTGGCAAGCACCGGCTTTAATTCACCATCTACTCCGCCAACACCCCAATAGAAACCTGTCTCAGCTAACAGTGGGTTATTTTCAACGTCCAAATCTGAAGACCCAAAGCCATCTGTAGTTGGGAATACCCCCATCTCTTTATCTTGGCGCATAGAACGCAAGGCATTGTATGGGCTTGATGCGTATTCCGCATTGCTTGGCAAGTTCATATCTATGAACCAAAACTTATACCCCGCATCTACCAACGCTTTGTACTGAGCTACCGTTTGCTTGATTAGATTTTGATAAGCCTCTCTGACCTTAGGGTCTTTCGGATTATGCTCCATCTTCTCGTACTCAGCAGCTATCCTGCGTGCCCTATCCTCATCTACAGTTACATACTCTGACTGCCTTTTGAGGTCGATTCCATTTTCTGCTGCATACTTTTCGGCAACGGCAACAAGCTGTGGGTCCGGCCCGTTAATGCCTTGAACTGATGGCGCACCTTCAAGAGGCGCAAGTCTGCCGACCTCTTGGCGTCCTGTTCGTTCTCCTGCTCCTGCGGGTTGTAGCTGCTCTGTTTCATTTGTTATTATGTTTTGTTGTTCACTTGGTTTTATTGTTTCTGATGTTACTTCAATCTCAGGTAACTTTACTTCTATTACAGGGCCTTGACCTGTCGCCTTACTACTTGATGGGGACATTATAAATCTTCCATCTCCAATCTGCCTATCAACTTTGAATCCTCTCGACTCAAGCATTGACTTCATTTTAGTAGACACAACATCTACCTCAATAGTTGCATCAGGATTTGAGTCAGATATTTCAATTGGCATTTGTATTACCGAATTGAGCAATCTAGACCCAACACCTTTAGACTCGGCTTCTTTACTTACTACTACATCAAATGTATATTTGTCCCCATCGTAAGAAGTGAATGCCCCTCCAACAATATTACCTTGATTATCTTTTGCCACATAAGCTATCTCCCTATCACTAGTGATACCTAAATTTCTTTCTTTAGCTATATCCCTAACTTTTTGTTCCGCATCATAATCAATATCCCCAAATTCACTTATAGGTTGCTCTATAGTTATCCCATTATCCAACCCTTCGGTAGTACCTTTTATTTCAGGTAACTTTACTTCTATTACTTCTCCTTGAGCTTGAGCTGAGCCGGGCTTAATTTCTACTATACCTGCCGTAGGTTGTTCTTTAATCTTTTCTTTCAGGTCATTAAGCTCTGTCTCCAATTCAGTTCTTGCGTCAGTCAACAACTTGCCTTTACCTGTGTCGGCGATGGCAGCATTGTCTCCTGAAATGATACCCTCAATCTCAGCTATCCTGTCTGTTATTTTTTTCTTCTCCTCATCAGTGATGGCTTCGGTCCCTGTGGCAGCGACTTGAGGTTTTTGGTTTCCTTCGCCCATTGGCTGCAATTCCAATCCGGGGACTTCTTGGCGTAGCACGCCTTCACCTGTTGTTTGTTCTTGAACGGCATTTGATATTTGTTCTAGTTGTGAATTAATCTCTGTTATCCTATCTCTCTGCTTCTTAGTGATGGCCTCGTCCTTACCCTGAATCTCATTTGTAAGGTCCGTCTTCTCCTTTAATAACCCAAGCGCCTTACGCTTCTGCGCATTGTTCAATCCTTCGGGTATTGAGTTCAACAGCCCTGCGCTTTGTGTATAATTATCAAGTTGCTTTTGAGCTTGCTCTTTTGTAATCTGCCCTTGATTGATTTGGGTCTGAAGCATTTGTGCATATGCACCCCTAAACCTTGTGTCATTTTTAAATTTCTCTGCAATTTCTATATGGGCATCACTAATACCATTGAAATCATTTTTTGAAAATGCTTCACTTAATGCATGTGGTGAACCAAGAACAAGACCACCTATGGCTTCTTGCAATCCTCCGATGGCTATTTCTTTTAAATACCCACCAATACTATCAGGGGTATTAAACATCTTCATGTAGTTGCCATCCTCATCTTTTTTATTCTTGGCAATATTGTATAGGTCTTCTATTGCCATCTCTGCAAATTGCTGAGTAGCGCCTGTCTCAGCTTCAGCAAGAGCACCACCAATAGCTGTTAGTGTGCCTCTAGCTAATCCGCTTTTTACTTCGTTTCTAATAAACTCAGCAAATGATTGAGCGCTAGCAGTTGCAACTTTATCTCCCAATGCTTTACCGACAAGGCTATTCATCACACCCTTGCTACCTATAATATTTCTAAATCCAATCTCTTCTAATACCGCATTTGCAACAGCTATTGGAGCAGCAACCATTCTTTTTTCCTCCTCAGATACATTTGCAAAATTTGGGTTGTCACTCATTTTCTCCATCTCTGCTTGCTCTGATTGAGCATACATACGAGCAACACGAGACATCCATCCGCCACCCAAAAATGAAGGGATAGATTCTACAGTTCCGAGAAGAGACCCACTTACAAGACCCTTCTTCGCTTCTTGTTCATATTGTTTTGACAAACTTTCGGGTGCTATTGAAGAAGCAATGTCTTTCATAAAATCACCATATCCTACAAGCCCTGTTTCTTCATCACCATATTTGTATGCTTTACGTGCTAAGTCCTGTATCTTATTTACTAAAGGCCCATACTCTTCAATCTTCATCTTGTCCATCTTGGCAACAAACTTGTCGTAATCATCTTTAGTAAGAATGCCAAAATGCTTTGCAACGGCAGGGTCTTTTAGCTGCTGCCTTGGGTCGGTCATGATACCTTCTTTGAAATCAATCAATTGACTTCCTGCCCATGTTGCTAATTGTTCAACGCCATTTATAACAGCCTTAGCTGTAGCATCATACCAAGTACCTTGCTCACCTTTCATAGATGTGTACTGACCGATAGCTCTCTTTAAGTCGTCTTGTTGCTTAGGTATTTGAGCCTGCTTCTCTATTAATTTTTGCTTAGCATTATTAAGCAAATCTTTCTGAGCCATATAGGCATTATACCTTTGCTTAAACTCTTCTGTGTTTCTTTCATTCCCTTGAACCTTATCCAAAGACAATCCTTCCTCTTCTAGCTTTTGACTCATTGAGAGGTATTTCTTTATGTCTAAGTTTAAGAATTGGCTTTTTTGTTTGGCATCTTCCAATGCTTTATTCACTTCTTCATCAGATGAGAATTTTTTATTTTGACCAATATACTGCTGCTCAATTTTATCTATACCCTTGATGCCCTGAGAATTCTTTGCAATGAATCTTTTTAATTCAAATGACTCACTCAATTCCTTCCCTTTAGTGAATGGGTCCAATGATACCTCCATTGATTCACCATTTGGAGCAGTTACTTTCATCCAATCGCCTGTCATACCTGACTGCTCAAACTTAAAACCTAATGGCCCAAACTTATAATTCATTTGGGGAACAACCTCTTGCTCCTCTTTACCTATTAAATCAGGGGTGATTTTTTCAATCTCTTCCTTTACAAATCCCGGAGTATTAGCATACATCTTCTCCTTGCTCTGCTGAGCTTGAGCAATCTTAGTCTCAGTCTCCTGTATTGGCTGAGGGAGTCTAGTAGATTCGCTAACTACAGGCTCAGGTTGATAGAACCCAAACCTATTTGTCTGTTGAGCGGGAGATGCCGATACGCCACCTGCCGAAGGTAAAGCCGTAGAGGGTTCTTCTTTTTTTTTTGATTCTTGGAAGAACTCAGGGAACTTGTTGTTTACTACTGAATAGTCATAATTATTTTTTTCTGCCGTAGCAACATAATCTTTCAATGCTTGTTGGTCATAACCTTGCAACTCAGGAAACTTTCCAAATACAGTTGCCCAATCATAGTTATATTTTTGAGCCGTAGCTATAAAGTCTTTCAGTAATTGTTCGTCCATTGTAGATTATTTGTTATCTTGGTTTACCTCCCGAATTAGTAGCATTTGAACTGTTACCCTGCCCAATCTCCTCGGGGCCTATTGCGTTTAATTTAGCATCTGCGCCTATTGCTCTAAAAAAGTTTTTGAGTTTTGAAACTTGAGCTTGAGCCTTGTCTCCACTCTCATTTGAATTTAACTTAGCTTCTGCTATTACCTTTCCCTTTGAGTCTTTATATGTTACAGTTACATCGTTATATGGAGAGCCTGTCCCACTATAATCAACGCTAACACCCGGGATATCTGATAAGATATTTTGCAGCATAGGCCCTGTCTTTGTGCTCTTTTGATTATCAAATAAACTAGCAGGAATTTGACTTACAATTTTAGATTGGAACTCTCCTTCTATATCTCTTTTTGCGGCAACTCCTGTTCCCCCTGTCTCAGTCTCAAATGTGCCACCCATAAATTTAGGGAAGTACTTTATTACTTTTGTGTCTGTCAGTTCACTTCCTACAGCTTTAATAAGAGGACCAATAATTGAAGAACCTGTATCAAAAGGTTTACCTTCTTGCTTAAATGGAACTAAATCTCCTGACTCATTTTCTATGTATATGCCTTTCTCTTTCCCCGGAGGGTTCTTTTCAATGTTAGCTCCCCTACCACGGAAGTATTTAATAGAAGCGTCTACCTGAGCAGGCGTACCCGTAAGCAAATAGGATGTTTGACGAGCCATGTTCAATGCTTCATCCTCAAGCTCTTTATCTTTACGCTCTCCTTCGCTCTTAGGCCTACGCTCCTGAAGCTGTACTTGAGGAGTAGTCTTCATCTCAGTAACTTTAGTGTACTTAGACCTAGCTGATTTACGCAGAAAATCTAAAGACTCCTTCTCCTGTTCAGGAGAAAACTGAAATGAAACTTTCCCTGTGTCTTTATCTGTAGTTCTCAGTATAGCCTCAGGATTATTCTTTGCATCTTGAGGGTCGTTTGTAAATCTATATACTTTGCCATTAGATGCAGTCTGAACATAATCTACCAATGTGGATGCTCTATCATATGCGTTGGACAATGAAGAGTTTAATATGTCTGTTTCTGCATCAAAAAAATCATATAGTATTTGCTTTGTAGCAGGGTCCTTGTATGTCCTAGTGGTGATATCTTCCCTAGATGTAATCAGTCCGGTACTCAATAGTGTACCTGCCTCCGATGTGGAGTCTATATTCTTACCTAGCTTTGAAGCCCAATTGTCTGTCGCCGCATCTACATTGAATTTATCCCAACGAATTTGTAGCAATTGGTTTAAGTAGTTCATGTTCGCTACCTTGTTAGGGTTTGAACTCATGGTATAAACCTTCTGACCATTTATATCTTGCTCATCTTTCATTGCTACCACGACCTGACCATTAGGTAAAATGTGGAAGCCTGACTTATTCCAATCACCGAAACCTTCAACATCTGCAAAGTTCAGTACCTCACCTTTTGAAGATACGCCATCCCTATTCCTCTTCATGATTTCAGTATAGCTATCCTGATAGGCCTTCATTGATTTATAGGCGTTGTCTATACTATCTGTCAGATTCTGCCTCTGTATAGTATAGTCCTTAAGTTTCATCTTACCTGACTTCAGTAACCTATCCTGAATAAGCCTCATCTGCGTTGCGCTATCTGCAAGCTCCAATGCCGCTTTCCTAGCACTTGCATCTTCCCCCATTGGGGTATCCAAGATGGATTGGCTTAATTGCCTAGATGCTTCATCAAGCGCAGCTTTCTTCTCCTCACGGATTTTGTTCTCATCGGAAAGTATGTTGGACATATTCTTCCCGACTTCTGCCCAATTCACATAGCTGTCCGCATTCCGCTCCGCATATTTATAAAAAGTTCCCATCTATATTGTTATTGATAAATTGCAAAAGGGTTTACAATACCACCTGCTTTTAAAGGTGCCGGTACATTAGGGTTGAAAGAGCTAGCAAAGTCAGGTAAATTACGCCTTATCTGTCTTAATGTACCTGCATCAAGGCCACCAATAAAAGCATCATATTCATTTGGCGTCATGCCACCAACTTTACTTAAGTCAACATTATTGATTTTACCCATTGAAGCTATGCTCTTTTGCATGTCAGTTTGATTCATCCCAAGTTGACCTTTTTTATCTCCCATAGCTTCTCTCTGTAACTTGTCAGCCTGTCTTACAGCAGCTGTCTTTTCATAAAGCGGAACCATTTGTAATCCTTGCTGAAGAGCACTGCTAGCAGATTGTATCCCCTGAGCAGTCGCCTGAGCTGCCGCAGTTTGAGCTTGAGCCGCAGCTGATTGAGCACCTGCCACTTCCTCTAAATTCATCTGAGTCCCAACGTCTAACAACCTACCTTTCTCTGCTGCGCTTGTTTTCTCTAAGTCAGATAACTCTTTACCCATTGCTGTACGTACAGCTCCTTGAGCTTCATCTGATGCCATAGCTACCCTTCCTGCTGTAGCTGCTGCCCCTCTTTCGCTTTCTGCTCCTGCCTGAATTGCCTGAGCTCCGGTAGAAAGAAGCGCTTCCCTTTGCAGTTCGTATGGTTCTTTCTGAATTGCCAACTTATCATATACGTTGACGTCTAATCTTTTCCTTGCTTCAGCCATGGCATCTGCTGCCGCACGCTCAGCTTCTGTCTTTAACTTATTTTGCTTAGCTGCCTGAGCAAATGAAAGGCCCGCAGACCCCGCAGATATTGCAAGCCCGCCTATAGCCAATGCTGTTGTTGTTGCTATTGCCATATTAAAACGCTTTAATCATTTCTCCCGTATAAGAGTCACCCTTTATATAACCAAACTCCTCATACGTCGATATGAGGCTAGGGCTCTTAATAAGAGCATAAATATATTTGTTACCTGAATTTTTGCAAGCCTCGGTCAAAGATGATACCAACATGGATATGGCTTCCTTCCTTCCCGGCTTCTCCCTGTATTGCTTGTTTGATATTATCCAATCAACCCATGCCACCTTAGAGTTAGTGACGTACATGAACCCCGCACAAACAGGGGTATCCCCATCTAATACCATCATGCCACAGGTACCGTCATCGGGCAAGAAGTCTTTAGCGGGCGGTTGCCACCCCCAATCCTTCCACCATCCAACGAGGATATCGTCATAATCATTACTGTTTAGTACACGTACATTTAACGTATCCATATACTAACAAAGATATTGAATTTAAGGGAAACTTTTCATAACCTCCGACCCTACTGTGAACAATTCAATCTTTGAAGTGGATGTGTTCTGAATATCAAAAACACAGTAATGCCCTAACACCCCATGAGACTCGGCCACCGAGTTCTTTATGTAGAAGAAGAAGGCATCTTGAATTGGTATAGGCACCGCTCCCGGTATGGCAGTATTGATAACTACACGGTTGATTCCGCCCGGGTAGTTGATTATGATATTGGTTACCTCACCCGCCAACTGTGGTGTGGTATATGGAGGCAATGAGAAATAAAAGTAGTCCCCTATACTAAGGATATCTCCTACCGATACCAATGGGGATATGGAGAAGTTAACTTCGTCCGTAGCGCCGGTGACACTTATGCTCTTACCAATACCGTTAAGGCTCCTAAGCGCCAATTGACCATTAGAATTGTTCCTGACAAAGGCGAAGTAAGCCTGTTCTTTCTTGTCAAACCAAGCAGCTTGTATGTACCCTGAGTCCTGAATATCTGTATGTAGCTGAACATCCCAAATAGAATCTCCCTGTAGAACTATGGTCTTGAATAGTTTGTTCTCAAGCGGAGCGTCATTCATTACGCTCTGAATAGATGCGGGGGTAAATGCGCCACCCGGATTGCCAATCTGAATCCACCAATCAGAATAGAATGTATTCCTAAGCGGATTGACATTGTGCCTATACAGGTTCCCACCCTTAAATGTATAGAAGTAGTTGTTCATCCCAATCATCCAATCGGGATAATAAGAGTAGAAGGATACCCATCCATCTACATCTTGACTGTATGTTAATGTATAATTCATTTTAGCAAGGTACTACGTCTATAACGACTCCTTTAAATGTTTGAAATGCAAGCGGCGCACCCAACGATGGGTCATCATACCCATACCACCCATCAGCTACAGGGTACTGCCCATAAAAATCAACGAATACTTGACGACCTAAGGCTATATAAGGAGCTGTAGGTAAAGGGGCTAATCCCATTATATACCAAGGGAATGTTCTATCTGTATCTGCACAAGCAAATACATATTCAAGTGACCTGTCTGTTGCTAATATTTGAGTAAGATTTATAGGGCAATCTACCTTTACGCTAAACGTGCCGTAATTGCATGGGCTAAATACTCTTATTTTCATTACAGATGGCGATGTTGAAGTTTTTGGTATAACCATAAAACATTCACCCGGGTTATCATCAGTAAGTTGACATTGACCAAGCGCTACATTAACATCATAAGAATTACCTGTCGAAACAAATGAAGACCCATTATATTTATATTCAGGTAAAGTAGAGAATACATTACCACATAACCCACACAAGTTCCCTTCAGTATAAGTTCCTATATAAGTAGGCAATCCTGATATCCCTTGCAATACCCTATCAACTCCCGACAATAAAATACTTCCTGATGAAAGTTTATTATAAACAACGCCATCATATATCACCTCTATACCATCAGGGGAAGAATAAGAATCAAACCTTACCCTAACACCTCCCGTTGCTGTCCCTAGTACTACGTTAATCTCATATATACCAAAGCTACCTGATGAGTTTACTACTAAACCATCACATGCTGAACCGCATGAGGCACAAGGAACTACGGAAAGTAAAGAGCATGAAACCTGCTGTCTTGTTATTGAGCCATCAGAATAGTACCCATCTGCTGCACATATTGTCATCGCTGCATCATAATACACAGCCGTAGATGACGCTAAGTCAGGTCCATTTAAATAGTATGTTTGTGATATTGCCATGTTATTATATTAAATTATCCTTTACAATTGCAAGGTGTGCTACTTGTAACAATCTCTGCATCACCTGATAATAATTGTGGTAAATAAGTGTATGTCACACAAATCTTAGCTGTATTACCTTCTAATACAGTTACTGTTTGTCTACTTCCATTGCAAAATAAATATTCAACTTCTGCATCTGAAGTAACATTCTTTATCTCCCACTGAACGCATTGCCCTTTCGATTCACTACAACATCCACATTCTTGTGTCTTATATAGTTGATAGTTTTTCCCGGGTAGAGGGTATGCTATAGGTGTAGTGCCTCTCAATACGCAAAGCAATTTAAACTCCTGATATGAAACCGTACCTGTTACTGTAGCCCCATAGCAATCCTGATACTCATAGTCTAACCCATCGCCATCTACATTGACTATGGTCCAAGTAGACCCACATTCCAAGCAAGGAATGTCACAACCACATTTATATAATGCGACAACAACATTACCCTTAACAATATCATAGTTTGTACTATTATTAATACATACAAAATACTCCTCCCCGGGGTCAAGAGAAACAGACAATAAAGCAGAGCTGCCGCATTCTCCATCAGGGAATTCTACAACTGCTCCACTTGTTGAACTTTTATTCTTAAGATACATAGTAATACAATCAGTATTACATGGCCCACAATAACAACATACATCAGTAAGAGGGTCAGGTGTTGCTTCGTCTGTAAAACACAAGTCGGCAGATACAGATTGCCTCAAATCCCAAATCAAATAAAGCGTATCCCCATCAATAGTGCTAGGTACAGTAAAGTCAGCCTTGAATATATTGCCTATGTTTGTAATTGGAGAAGCCAAATTAGAAACAGATAGCAAGTCTTGAATCTCAGTTGGCGTATTATTATACAAAGTGTACGACCTAAGATACTTAAACCTATTATTAGTCAAGCTAAAATCAAAATCATCAGGTGGTATCTTATTAGTCTGCAATGTCATTACACTTCCCGCAGGAGGGAATGACGCAGAACCTGCATACCCTGTTGTAACATTGTACCTAGATACCAATGGGCTAGCAGTACCACTAGTAAATACCACTAGATTAGATTGCAAAGCCCCAATAAATGACCCATTTGTGTACCTATATTCTGTGTGAATATTTTTACCTGCATCTGAATTACTAGTAACTACAACCTCAATAATCTTAAGCTGTTCTTTTAATGGGCAATCAGCTGTAATGTTAAGAACTAAAGATGTTGATATTTGATAAATACATATGGTTGCTGTTTCTACAGATATAGAGTCTTTAGTAAATGTATAAGACCCACTTCCTAACTGAGGTGTAGTAGTAAAAGTATTCCCATTGTATGTTATCTCTAAGTAGAATGTCCCGCCTGAATTACTTACAACAGACCAATTGATATCGGTAACCCCAACAAATGGGCCTAAATCTACACAATAACAATATTTTTTAACGACCAATGTTGGGTCGTAAACTAATGTAAGTGTTTGAGATACACCGCAAGCAACACACTGCTCATTTATTGGTAGCTTCCTATCGTTTGTAGTCAGCACATACTCATTCATATATGGGTCAAACCCTCCTAACTTCTGAGTATTGAATGATTCATTGAATGTATCCCTGAACCAAGTCCTCATATTACTATCAGATATAACCTTTAACTGCTCATTAGAATATGAGTTACCCATCATCTGAATAACAACCCCTCTCTTTACGTCAGTAAAGAATCTATTGAATCCCCACTGAACATAACTCTCAGGATTGAAACTAATACCATACTTCTCTGTTCTAGCTATCTGAGTACCCAACACCTCAGGTACAGAAGTGATAGCCCCACCTGCCGCTGAATCGGACAGCAAGTTCTTACCGGCAAGAACATATGAAATTTTATCTTCCTGAAGAGTTAGCACGTCAGTCTCTCTTCCATCTAATATATAAATGCTACCAAATGAAGCCTCTAAATACTTGTAGTTAAGAAGTCCTAGATTAAATTCGTTCAGCTTATTTACATTAGACTCAGGGTTGTATATACCGCTGTATGTGATATCAGCAAACCTGTCAGCAGCTTTATAATCCTGAGCAGAAACTGTATTTACACGCTGCCCTAAATTAAATGGCTTACCAACTATAGAGTCTCTAATCTTGTAACTTTCTGCACCATTACCAAAAGCAAAACAATTGAAGAAGTCTGTATCTACTATTGCAGGTATACCAAGAGCAATATCTTCGTTTTGAATATTGCCCATGTGATTCCCATCTGCATCAATCTCAAATGATAACTCATTCTCATACCATACATCAGGCAAAGCCTCTGAAGGTTCTGTTTCAAAAATCAATAGGTTCTCAGACCTCAGAACTTTTATGTTTGCAAATACAGTAGAGCGGCGCTTGCTTCTCTTGTCGACTCCTCCACATCTAAGCGTACCTCTTATCTGAAGATACAACTGATTGGTAGTGCCATTCCTGTCAAACCTATAATAGTTTTTGCAAAGGTCTGAACTAGTAATTGGACCAAGTCCCGGGATGAACACGTTGTCGGTAAGACATTGGTTGCAATCCACATCTTGCAATCCATCATTCAAGCTGCTAGCTATATTGTCTCCAATAAACCAATCATACATGCTAGGATAGTCAGTCGTAGAAACGAAGTTCTTTACCAACGTATATATCCTTCTTTCGCATGGGCAGTCAACACCTAGCCTTTGCGTCTTAACGTAGAAGTTTATCCTGCTCCCCGCAGGCACAGTATAATCTTCCCAAAGACCTGTCGAACTATTAAACACATTCATTGGGTAAACCAATGTTGGGTAATCTCCTGCATTGTTCTCGCTAGTCTCGATTAGCCCGGGCTCTATTGAAGCCTCAGGGTCCTCAACCACCGAGAATGAATTTGGGTTAACCCTAGCATATACTCCGGCAGGAACGAACGAACCTGATGCAGGAGTTATAAAGTTTTCCTGTTGAGATTGCTTATCAAGGATTGTGGCATATACGCAACTCTGAGTAGGACCATTAGAGTCTGCCTTTACAATTAGTCTATCTCCTACTTCAACCTTCCTCGAGTTCTCTCCTTCCAATAAAAGATAAGCATCATTACTATCAGGGTCATTGAAATATAAATTACAATATATCACCTCATAGTTTTCTTGGTCCGGCTTTATAACTAGCTTATACCTCTTAGCCCAATAAGGGGCTATTTGTGTAGGAGGTATAATTACCTGTATAGAGTTTTTATATTGAGAATAAGCGCATGGTACATGCTCTGTATTGTATGGGCTAACCAATGCAGTAGATGCACGGTTAAACTCATCCATGTAAACAATGCCAATCTCATATCCTCTATTACTATGCAGACTTCTTGGACTAGCTATTTTCTGATATGTGGCATTAACTGCAACAAACTTGTAGTACTCATACACATATTGTGATAAACTTGCCGTATCATCTACAAACTGCATGGCTATCAGTTTGAATGAAATTACATTACCCGCACTTTGAACTTGTAATGGTTGGTCAATAGCATTAACCCCACTAGCAAATTTTGTTACCGAACCAAAAGCATTTGCCGTAGCTAATGTATTAGGTATGGCACAGTTTACTTGGTCAGTAAATGTAAGGCCATCACAAGATGTATCATCACCGGGTACATATGAGAATACAGGTTTTATGTTCGATGCCGTTCCTACTGCATTTTGAAACTCAGCACTTGAAACCATCTGATATACATCCACGTAGTCCTGAGGAAGTATAAATGTGAATGATAAACTTATAGAGCCTGTCTCTTCTGTAGGTAATGGGGCATCCCCTGTAAATGATTCATGATTAAAAGTAAATGCTATTGAAATCAAAGCACCTTGTACTAAATCAACACCTGTCAAATCTACATTAGCAACTGCATTATTTACATTATGAGGTACATCAATAAGATAACCTGTAATGTTTGAAAAGTTAGATGACAATTGCTTAAGACCTATCTCTTCTATTATTAAATCTGTATTGTACTCTAGCTTTATTGGATTCCCGTTCTTATCAATTAAATCATACCCTTCCACGTAATTGCCATACATGAGTCTATTACCCATAATGGTTTGAGCCTTTGCAAACCTAGGTACGTTATCGTACAATCTAAGTAATTCAGACTCCTGAAGTATTGTGAATATCTTGCTATTGCTAAAGGTATATTGATACGTCGTATCATTAGAAAGCCCTAACTCTTGCTTATCTAATTTTTCAATAACCTTAATAATGTTATTGTTTGATTGTTTAAATAGAAGGTCGATGCCAACCACAAGATGACTGCCTGAATTATAACTTACAATTGCTGTATTACTCAGGTTAACCATCCCTTCATTCAGATAACTGTCAGTACTGAACGAAAAATCCTTAGGAATAAATGCAATATCAGACCACTGAGATGTGGCTGAATACTCCCCATCTATATACTTATATCTATAAGCAAAGCTCAGGAACCTAGTCTCCATGTAGTTTGACTGAGTGCCTGTAATAATATTTTGGACTACCGGTGATTCTGTAGGCGGTCTCTTTATAACCAATATTGCCTCAGGGTCAAATTGGTCTATATAAGCTATAGGATTTGGATAATTCCTTTTTGTATTTATAAACCTAGGCGGATTGTAGTCATCGGTAAAAAACAATAGGTCGTTAATAATATTAACCCCTGTTATCAAATAGTTCTCATTAAAGTTCAAGTATGTTAGTACCCCATTCCCATCATCAATACTAAAAATATGGTATATCAGAATGTTTGTATTAATATTATATGATACTATCAGGTCAAGTTTACCCGTGGCACCAACCGGGAAGTTAGAGTCATGCACAAACCAATAGATGGTTTCATTTGCGCTATCTTCTATAGCCCCAATACATCTTGCATCGGCGCTCAAAGGGGTGCCATCTAGATATCTAAGTTGCGTCAATGACAAATTCCCTTTGGTGTTTTCAATAACACCAACCTCAGAATTTTCGGTAGAACCCATCCTGATGTTCATCGCATCTATGTATTCACCTTGTGGGACAAGACGCTCATCAACAATCTTGTTCATCCTGCCCGCTATAAAATTCCTAGATAAATTTGCCATCTTACTTTATTTGCTTGTCCATGCCCCTTAAGTTCATTAACAACCTGCCGGGATGGATATTACTCATTCTGATTTTTGCGTTCCTCAAAAGCGCCGACTTATCCTTGCGTGCTCTATTTATGATGTACTCTTGCACCCCATACTTTGAGTTCAATACCTCAAACTTAATGGCAGCATATATGTACTGTTCAAAAAGTTTATTCACAGATATCATTGACTCATCCCCATTCTCCATACCATCCGACACATACTCAAGGATGCAACTTTCGTTGGCCATGCTTGAGTCAAAGTTAATCACTCCCGCTTTCTTATTGATATTGAAGGTTGGATTTATATTTGCTGTCTCAGTATTCAACCCATAAGCTCTCCCAAGTTGATATCCAAAGTACCAAACACCATCAATGTCCCATCCCCAATACCCATTGTATTGATGACCTTGATTTAGGTATATGCTTTTCTTTGTCCTATGAAGTCTGTCATAGTCGATTCTTGAGTCTTGAGGAGAAAGAATGTTACCATTAATATCAAAAAGAATATTACTGTTGTTGTCTTGAAGATACGCATTTGAAGAAAGTGTTTGAATGTTTTCTGTTAAAGGCCTTAGCAACCCATCTTTATATAGTGATATCCTAATCCAATTGACAAAGTCAGAAGGCAGAACGTACCTTAGGTTATCTCCAACGGTAAGTTCCAATACCTTGGTCTCTTTGAAAGCATCATAGTTTAATTCCTGAACAGCACGCTTTGCGTGGAACAGTATCTTATATCTCTCCTCATTGTTCACCAAGGAATGATTCCCGGCATACATCAGCATGAAGTTTGTCACGATTTCTTTCAAGCTGACATATTGATATGACCCCCAATTGGCATCCTGAGGAGCATTACCTCCGTTGTCGTAGTATTGATATTGAGAAATGTATGCCATAGGTTATTATTGTTTTTGACTGAATGTAGGCTGCTCATGCTGTTCTTGTGCCATACCAAACTGAGTGACCTCTGCTTCCCTGATAGATATACCACAGTACTGAAGTATCTTAACTACCAACTTGTACTCATCTTCTTGAGGCAACTCAAAGTCCTGATAGTCAGGTTGAGTTTGGTCGAACACGGGTTCGCCTCCGGACAATGTAATATACGTCCACTTAGGCGCCTTAGGGAATCTATAGTAAGTAAGATTAACAGCACCATACCCGCTAATACTAGTAGGGTATGCTCTTATTATCTCTCCTTCCTGCACATATGCAGGGAATACAGTAGATGGGTTAGTAAACGCATTCCCATTCAACATTGCTATCTTACCATTTGATACCTTATCTGCTTGGCTGTATGTGCTAGCAGAATATATCCTATACTCCTCACCTGTCGCAGGGTCTTGGAAGATATCGTCGTTCAGCGTCAACTCATAATCGCTAATTACCTGAACAACTGTAGAGCTCTTATATGTGGTAGCATTCAGGACAATATCGCCCGGCTTAACTCCTGCAATAATAAAATTTCCGGTAGCGTTGTCGCTTAACTCAAATGGTATAACAAAATCATTGACTCCGCTAGTCAACAACTTGGTATAACAAGTCATGCTATTTGCCATGTACATATCATTCCCTACTGTAACCAAAGATGGCGTATAGAATTGATTGAGTATGTTGCCGGCAGGTGTGATGACAGGTACCAAGAAGTCAGATACAGTAAATGATTCAATGGTCTCTGCAATGTTACCTATTATGTGAGCATAGTCAGTACCCGAAAGTCTGCTATTCTCCATATTAATATTCTTATTGTAACTGCTAAAGTATTCATCAAAAAACTCCATCTGCGCCTGCTTGGCGTATAGATTAAAGTCAGACGGAGAAATATACCCGTAGTTGTTTTTGTTCAAAACAGACAATACGGTATTCCTTACTGAATTTATCATTGATTTCTTTTTACAAATATAATAAAAAAGAGGGTGCGTTTTGCACCCTCAATCACACAATGTACACAATCAAACGTATGAGCCAACTATTTTGAAATGGTTTCCAACATCTTAAGGGCATCTAGACCCTCATCACTTTGCAAGAAACTTGCTGCCATATCAAATGGGTCTTCCCCAAATGGCACCGACAACATCTTCTTTTTATTGGTGGATGTGTTAAACCATACCTCTCTTTCGTTATTTCTAAGAACCAACAGCTTCTGCTCAAAGAACTTCCTAATCTTAGATTGGAATGTCAGATTCGGGTCGTTCAAGATATTCAAGAAGTCACGTGGGTACCTCTTGGCATAAACAAGGATATCCCTCTTAAGCTCAGCGGTTGAAACAGTAGTAGGGTCTTTATCGAACATTACCCTTGTAAGCATCTCCACTTGGTCTAATGTCAGCTGACGAGCAGAAACCAATGCATCAACCTCTATGGTCAACTCCTCTACTTCATGAGATGCATCTTTCTCCTTATCTACTTCAGAAAATATTGACCCGTTAAGTGGGTGGTAATGCAAGAACTCTTGCAATACAGGATTTGATTTTGGCACCCTAAGGAAGCCATCCTCAAAAATGATAGGCTCTAAAATTACATTCTCATCCTGCTCGTCCTCAAATGGGGACTTTTGGTTGACGGAATACCTAAGAGCTCTGTTAATATTATTCTTCTCATCATACCACATCAATGGGAATCTTGGATGATTCCTTGATGATAATACATATGAAAGTGGGGAACCGATATTCAATTTGTAGACTTTGTCTACGGGGACATTATTCTTTGCCATTTGATTTAAGATTTAATTTGATTTAAAAAGAGGAGTGTCTTTAAAGACACTCCCCATTTATTTACTATCCAAAACGGAACAACACGAAGTTGTTTGCACCCAAGGTACATACGCAACGCTCAGACAGGAAGTTGACCTCCATTGCATCCAAGTCGCTAGTAGCAGCCCCGCCGGCAGAACCTGTAATCCAAGTCTTGTAACGACGGTCTTCAGCTTCTGAAGCTCTGTAACGTACGTGCAAGAATGGACGCTTAGCGTTCTTACCCATGATTTGGTCGTACACTGAAGTAGAACCCGCAGGTACCAACAAACCGGTGATTGTTCCTGTTGCAGAAGCAGCAGTGTTATTCAATCCACCACGCATGGTTGGGTCGTTCAGATATTTCCAATCAGACTTGTAGAAGTCATAACCACGACGGAATCCACTGAATCCAAGATTCAATGCCATGTTCACATCGTTATCGAACAGACCATAAGATGCAGCGTTAGCAGCACCTGAAGTGTTCCAACCATTCAAGGTAGCCAACATGTTGTCGATATCGAAGCTCAAGCCACGGTTTACGAATACAACATTCTCTTCGATAGCACCTTGTTTATCCAAGCGGGAAACAATTGAATCCCAATCAGACAAGGTAGTTGGAGTACCACCACCCCATACGTTACCGCGGTTGTTAACCACGTAGAAGATACCTTCAGAACCTTTGTATCCCGCAGTCACAGCACCTGAACCTGTAGCGGCAGGAACTGCTTCAATCATTGCAGTCTCAAGGTAGTCCTCAAAACGCAAACGAGTCTCGTGCTCAGACTTCAAATACCACAGATAACCTGTAGCACCGTTCTCTGTAGTCACTTCAACCCATCCAATCTGAGCCATGTCAGAACCGTTTACGGCATACTTGTCCTTGATGATGATTGGGCTGTTAGAGAAGATATCATCTTCACCTTCCAATGAACCAACCATACCGTTTGTTCCTTTCTTGAACTCAGAACCGTAAATGAATACGGTGAAGTCTGCGTTACCGGCACCTGTACCGGAAGCAGCAAGACCACCTGTTTCGTAGAAAGCTACAGTGAATGTGGTTGCAGAAGGAACCGCTGTAACGATTGCCTTGTTGTAAACACCTGTAGTATTTCTTTGAATCATCAAAGTCTGTCCAACACGGATAGCGATGTAAGTAACACCTGAGTCGTTCACTTGGAACGTAGCTGTAGAAGCAGTTGCAACAGCAGCTGTACCCACGCTAGTGTACTTAATGTGCAGACGACCTTGTTCTGCCCATTTGATTTGGTCAGAGTTAGAAGGCATTTCAGCTCCTACTAAACGCAGGAATGAAGCCACTGTTCTGTTACCATAACGCTCAAATTCTTTCTCATAAGTATCAGGAAGATACTGATTCAAGAAGTTGAAGTTAGTAATGTAGTTTGTTTGCAAAGCTACCTGTTCGGCTGATGGTTGCAGCGCATACGTAGGTGAGCTTAATAAAGCACTTGCCATTTTCTTTTAATTTTTAAAGTTTTTTAATACTGCGGATTTTCAAATTTCTCCCGGAGTCAGGGTTCACCGCTTTCACCTGAATCCCATCCTGAGGCTTAGTTGTTTCAGTGGCCCTACGCTCAGACATATTGATATTCTTTATGTTCTTCATAGTGCCCTCTGTTGCATCAGCCATGCCTTGTTCGTAAAAGAACTTAGCAAACTTTTCAGGATGCATAGCCACAGCTAGTGACCTGTGGTATCCTGCCGCATCTTTCATCAGACCATTCTCATCCAAAAACTTCATAATGAAATTGCTTGGGCTTGATTGAGTCTTTTTCAGTTCGGAAGAATCACCCGGAGAAAACATCAGCTTTTTGTCATTAATGCTGAACTCAAAACCTTTGAACCCGTCACTAAAGACTTCATTTGTCTTTTGGTCGAACCATTGACGCTTACGATTGTTCTCCTCTTCTACAGTCTTAGCTTGCTTTATATATTGTTTGTAAGCCTCGAACTCTTCCTTGTCGTCGTCAGAAACTGATGCCGGTCTTGACTCAAGGGGCACCTTGTATGTTTCCTTCTGATTATTGAAATAGTTCTTCGCCTCTGCAACAATCTTTTTTCTAGCAATCTTAGTTTTCTTGACGTGCGACTCATCGTCCAACTCCTCATCATATGAGTAGTCTTCCATCATAACGTCGATATCCTCATCATCCAACCCGGGCTGAGTGGAGGCCAAGTACTCCCTAAGAAGTTGGTCTTGGTCCATCTTATCAAAGTCTTTGTTCAACCTGATAAAATCCTCGAAACCCCTTCCGGTCTCCTTCTTGTACTTCATGTACGCAGCTACATCCTCGGGTAGGTCTCCGTTTTCGTTACGCTGACTATTAAGTTCGTCAAGAGAACTTATCTGCTTATTATATCTTTTAGATATATATGAAAGAACTTTTTCCTCATTTAACTCATCTTCTTGAGAGGCAGCAGGAGTGCCTTGTGCCTTATTATCATCAACCGGTGAAGCTGCGGCAGCAGCAGCTCCATCTCCACCTTCTCCATTTAATTCTTTCTCGTGCTTATCGAGAAGCTCTTTTTCTACTTGCTGAACTCCTTTGGGTTCGGCACTGTCCAACGCTCTTACTTTGAATTCCATTTGATTAGATTTTATTTATAGCAAAAATATACATTTTATGAATACAAATTTAACGAGGCTCGAACTCCGCTAAATCAAACCCATCTAGGCTGTCCTCATTAGATTCAAAATCAAGAGGAGGAAGGTTATTCTTCCTTTGGTTAATTAGCTTAGACTGCTGAGAGTTCTGTATGCCAATCCTCTTATCCTTAGCCTCCTCTTTCATTTTCTCTCTGCCTTGCAGCAAATTCATTTGTATCTCAGACATCTTCATTTTATATTGGAACTCCTCGGCCATTAACTGAGATTTAAGTTCAGCTTCCTTCTGCATCTTTTGAATCTCAAGAGCCATCTCAGCTTGTTTGAGTTGCAACTTAGACTCAGATTCCATCTGAACTTTTTGCATAGCCATTTGTCCTGCCATCTCCTGAGACTTCATTTGTTGCTCAGCGGTCAATGCTTGCTTCTGCATCATCATCTTCTCCTCGCGGTCTTGCTTCTTAACCCTTTTCAGTTTCAGCAATTGATTAGCGAGCTTAATATTTTTAATCTCCCTAATATCTATAGCATCCTCAAGATTGATATCACCTTTTGATAGTGCCATCTGTATGTTAGCTTCAAGCTGAGCTTTCTGTTCTTCATCAGGTGATACCTCTATAAATATACCAAAGTCGTATATGTATAAATCAGATATCTCATTTAACAAACTAACATTGTACTTGCCAATCTGATTTGTAAACTCATCCTTAAAATCAGCATATTCTAATATGTCTGATATCCTATAGGTAATGGCTTCAGCCAATGACCTATAAACAAACAAGCCGCTATCAAGAATGTGGCGAGTAGCTGTATTTGAATTAAGCGCAGCCAACTTCTGAATGCCAACTAAAGAATTAGGGTCAGGAGTAGAGCCGTCTCTAGCTTCATTTAAGCCGGTCACAGCTCTAATCATATCCATGTAGTGATTGTAGTTAGCAATCAACATCTGCGTCTTGGCAGCCCCTGAGTTAGAAGTCAATTGAGTAATGGGGACCTTAGCATTATTAAAGTCTCCTTCTTGTGTGAAACTCCTACCAATAACACTACCTGTCTGAAAGTACAACCTAAGCGCATCCTCCGGATTGTATGCAGCACCTGTCCCCAAGTCAATCTCATTCAATCCGTCAGCATCAATGAATACACCATCGGGTACTGTTCTTGCTATTACCTGCTGTAACTTAAGATGAGTTATCTGTATTTGGTCAGCGAATGGAATCATCCTTCTGAGCAAAGACTCAATAGCACCCTTATACATGCGAGGTGCGCAAGCAACGTAATTAGGTATGGCATGTTGACTAGCAGACTTAGGTCTAACCATGTTCTCAGACATCTCCCACTTAAGCAGGATATTTGTCCCCATAACCATGATACCCTCATACCACACATCAATGGTGCGCTCTACTTTCTCAAACTTTCCCTCTTCCATCATATCAGGAGGAGGGTTAAAGTTCTCGTCCTTCTCAATCATACGGGTACTACCATTGTCAAGTACCTTCTTTTTATACACCATCTTCTTGGTGGACTTATAATTGAAGTACATCAACGTGCAAGTATCCCTGAAGAACAAACTATTCTGATAGTACTGCTGAACATTGTAATAGTCATACCAAGATTGGCTATACTGAGTAATCTCCTGAAGGTCTTCCTTAGTTAGACTTTGGTCAATCTTCATCAATTCTGTAATAGGGAGTGTCTTAATCTCTCCCCAATAAAAACAATCCCTAAAGTATGGGTCTTCTGTGTAACTGTAAACAACATTGGCAGGGTCTACGTATGAAATCTTAATACCCGTGCCCGGCAAGAACTCGTGCTTAGCTACGCATATACCTACCGTAGTAGCATCGTAATCAAGCCTCTTACGAATGTCATCGTACTTATTTAAGTCAAAGATTGTATTGATGGCCTCCTCTTCTGCAATCTCTATGGCAGGCTTATACTTAAGTTGCATATGCAATTGCATCTCCTCGTCATTCTCAGGCAACTCATCAGGGTTCATCATAAATGGATTGGCACCTGTGTAGTTCTGAATCTTAAGCAAGACCTCTTTAGCGGCAGATTGCCCTTCAACAATATCCTGATATTGACTGCGCTTTGATTGAGACATGGCGTCCTGAGCGTATGCCTTTACTTTAAAAAGCCTGTCAGACATACCGTTAACAACGATATCAATAAACTTAGGTATGATTGGGACAGGAGTCCAATCCAAATTCAAGTACGACAAGTCGCCATCAATGGCCAACTCATTCTTGTACTTAGCAACAGGCTGCTCACCCCTTGCGTACAATCGCAACATATGGAAGTCCTTCCATCTTCCGTAGTAACGTGAAGAGTTACTATCTTTTCGGAACCATTCGTATTGTATAGCTTGACCAACTTGCAAGCCGAATTCTTTTGACGCCTTTTCCGAATCAGTTGCTAACTGACTTGGGAAGGTCGTAGACTTGATGTCTATTTCTATGTTTTGTTTCATTTAATCAATCTGCTTGTTGTTCCGTCATTACTGTACCTTGCGAAGTTAATACTAATTTTGGATTCTTTTTTCTCCGGCATATACAGGTGTTTCTGATTTGCCATGATGGCCAAGCCTGAGCTAATAGAGGCGTCATGCTTGGTTCTATTGTTAATATCAAACTTAGCCCAATCCTCAAGCGTTCTCATGAACGGCATAGTACCCATTTGGTCAGGGTCCCTATACTTTCCCTCAAAGTCCATCCCCACAAACTTCTCTATGTATGACTCAATTGCAGAGGCGTGAGCTTGTTTTACATCCTCGGATGAGTTAGGTATCCCACCTAGTTCTTTCTCTGTCTTGGAGAGCTTTGCAAACTGCTTATCAGGCCTGTTCATGGAGAAGCCTCTGTACCCCCTATTCTTAAAGTGATACAGCAGCCTAGCCTTATTGTTCTCCGCAAGCACAGGCATACCATAGAACACACAGGCCATCAGTACATCCTCGAAGAATATCTCCGCAGTCTGCGGTCTAGCTACATACTCTAAGAAGAACTCATTGGTTGGGGCCTCATCCATATGGAACTTGGTCATCCCGTGCAACGCACCGTTAGAACCCCTGCCGTCAACCACAGCTGATATGTCATAGGAGTCACAGCCAAAAGACCCTATGTGCTCATTGCCCGGATACTTAATCCCGTTCCTAAGGTGCACGTTATTCTGCATCTGCTTAGGCGGAATCCAACTCACTAGGAACCTGCCCCTGTTGTCGGGCACCCATATCACCTCAGTATCCTTAACACCGTCTCTCCATTGGAATCCTCCCCTAGTTATATAGTGCTCCGTAATCATGGAGTCATTATAGTCAATCTGTTGGTATATCTTAGTCAGATTAAACAGCGCCTGCTTACTCTCATCCCTGAATGCATGAGACTCAGTTCTTGGGAACTGACGGTAGAACTCATTAAGCGCATCGGGGTCGTTCTTCAAAGAGTCAACCTCGTTCTCCCAATAGTCAATGGCGCCATTAGTTATCCAAGCCCCATCAACTCCGGCAACCTTATCCTTTGGCTTCCTGAATACCGGCATCCCATACCTGTCAATGAATCCCTCCATGTTCCACTCCATGGGTATAAACAAAGCATACAGTCCACTCTTTGTCTGACCGTTAGCGTTCCTTGTCGTTACCCTAGAATCCTCATATAAAGACTTGTAGTTATCACCACCCTTTGACAGCGCATTAGACGTGGACCCCATCATACACTTCCCAATTATCTTGCTACCCAACCTAAGGCAGGTCTTGGTAACTCTCCAACTGTTTAGGATATTATTTGGCTTCACCCACTTGGCACTCTCGTCATGCGCTAGCATGAGCAGTTTCTCTCCATCATAGGAGTTCTCCTCTGTGTTCTTCCAATCTATTGTGGTATCGAGACCCATCAGGCCATCGCTACCTATCTCGTGCATGTTCTTCTTGGTAATCTTTGAAGCCGGCACCCTATACGCCAACTCTGTCTTCGGCTTATCCATACCGTCCATCACCGGCCTAAAGAAGAATGGTAACCTGCTATTGATGGGGACCACCTTGTCAGTGAACATCTTCTTAGCATCAGCACCCGTCTTTGACAAGATGCCTATACGTGAATCACGTGCAAGAGTGGCCGTATTCACACACTCTGATGAGCACATGAATGAGAAGCCTGAACGCCTAATCTTTAGATATATCATACCGAAGCATCTAGGGTCAGCCTTGCATGCCTCCCAAAATATGTAGAAAATTCTATTAGCTTCTCTGAAGTCGGGATACCCAACGTCTATGCTTGACCACTGAAGATACATCCAATGAGACCCTGTGATATATGTGGGCACTCCATTATTCATGAAGAACACTCCGTGTTCCCTTTGGTCAAACTGACGCTCTATATAATCGACCCACTCCATCTTAAAGTCAGATGGCATGTCGTTCCATTGGAAGATAGATTGAATCTTTGATAAGGCCTTTGGAAGTTCTTCTCTTTCCCAATACTGATGAGATGGTGTATTGTGTCTTTGAAGACACTCGTCATTGAAAAGAGGGAGCGCAACCTTGAGCCCCCTTATGTCATACACCTCGCCTATCTGCCCGCTTCTTGAAATAACTACTACATCGTACTCTTCGTTGTAGCCATAAAACCAAGACCTATTCTTATTTTTCTTATTAAGAATAGCCTTGTTAATGTAGTTTGGAACTACAGTGTATAGTACGCTATCTTGACCTCCTTTCTGCAAATCCTTGTTTGGTTTCAACTTTACTTGTATCTTTTGTCATTGACTCTATCGCTTCTCTCTCCGACTCTATTCTATTAAGAATCTCAAACGCATCGAATATGGCTATCTTCTTTGTCATAGCTGCGTTCTTCAACTTGTCGGCAGACAACTCATCGTCATCTCCCTCAACCGGTGGTCTAATAATATCCTCCTTTGCAACCTTTATCAACTCCTCTATGGCTTGACGTCCGGCCTCAATAATTCTTAGCTTTATGTTCTTAGCATCATTCATTAGTTAGCTTTTAAAAACACTACCTGAACCAACCTCGCCTTATCACCTTCTCCAAAGTTCTCAAAGATATTCCTAGAGTGGCTAGCTTCTGCATTAAACGCCACCATCCTATTGAACTTTGAATATGCTACGCATATGGGTTTATCAAGCCAATCATATATCGTAGTCCCATCCTCTTCCGGGGGTTCCTCGTTAAGATACAAAATACAAGTGACATCTCCCATCATATTGTCCTTGTGAATAAAGTTTGGCTCCTCCTGATTTAATGGAGACTTCCTAACAAAATTCCAATTCACAGTATGGTTAGGGAACAGACTCATTGCAAATAAAGCAAACTCGTCATTGTGGTCCCTAGGCTGTATATTCTTAAACGTCTTGTCACCGTCATGAATATCTTCAAAGCCATGCTCGAGGATGTCATCAACATAAACTTTTGGTTCCTTTATGATGTCATCAAATGAAATCAGAAACATATCAATTTAATTTAATTGTGATTTGATGGTCGTACATACGGTACATCTTTTCTCCGTCAACAATGAACTCGTATTCACTATCAGGTGAAAAGCATACTGTATCTCCTGCGTTTACTCCATTACTCTTTAGGTACTCATTCGGGTACATCATGATACCCATGAGAGGTTCTTCTGAGAATGGCTTCTTGATGTATGAATCTATGGCGGGGATTGGCTTAACAAAGCAATACCGGTCATAAGCATTCCACGTGGAACCGCTTTTGTACATAAAGAACTGCTCCAATTCTATAAAGAACTTATCGTCTCTAAAAAAACTCTTGCCACTCTTTTGCCTGCCCTTCATGTCATTATAATACTTGAAGGCATTGTGATGTACAAGAAGTATGTCTCCTGCTTTTATTGGGCCACTGTAACCAACGGGAGTTTCGATAACCTCAGCATAACGGTTTGAGAACTTATGGTCCTCCTCAGAAGTACTCACTATAAGTTCTACTCCTGACATGTCCTTTGTGTTATCGTACCTCTTACCGTTTAGTGGTCTCACTATAAAGTAAAATGGTGAACGCATTAGTAGTCTATATTATATTCGATTGAAATTGGAATCGTTGAATTGAACTCTTTCCAAAGGACTATCTCGCCCTTTTCATTTATTATGTAAATCAAAAACGAACCCGTGGATTCGTTATGTTTGATATGATGTATTTCGTTTGTGCCACCAAATATCTTCTGCCCCACTATGTAGTGCATTGCGCCTCCCTTATAGTCAGGCCCTACAGATATCTTCCTGATGTCATGCATTATACAACTGAAGTCAATATCCCGTTTGTGAAGTTCAATGTTTGAGCACCTACCACAATACTACCTGTGTATCCCGAAGTCGTCACATTACCTGTACTATCAGCGGCTACACCATTAACAGATAGAGCAAATGTACCGCTAGCATTAGGTATATCGTATATTCTGTTATTTGTTATATTGCTAGACCTGATAAGCCCTGTAAGACCCGAAGGGCCTGAATCATTACCAAGAGTTAAGTACCCGCCATTAACAGCATCATGCCCAAGTTTTGCTCCCCTATTACCTACAGCAGGATACATTTCTATAGCTGTAGCAGGATATCCTGTAATACTTAATAAAGGAGATGTAAAGAGCATATTACCTGAAGCCTCAATAATCTTTAATCTCTCAGTACTGTTTGTTTTAAATATCAAGTCTTGAGCATCTGTAGTACCAATAAAGTTGGTGCCCGGAGTTGTGCCTGAATTACCTGTAAGTCCCCATCCACCTGATAAAGGAAGCGTTATATCTCCTGCTGCATTTGGGGCTGTGCCATTTACAGATAGAACAAGCGTGCCATTGGCATTAGGGAATGATACCGTCCTATTACCTGTCAAAGACGTATTAAGTAATGTGAATATGCCATATGTACTACGCAACACCATACCTCCATCATCTACTCTGAATAATGGATTTGTTGTCGCATGTAAATAGAATCCAAATCCATCATCATCAGACAGGATATAGTTATAGTAGGAGTTGGAAATATCGTATAGATTTAAAGTACCTACACCCGCATCATTCAAAGATGAATTGCCTGAATTCAATACTTGGTCTAGCGTTGGCACAGTAGGAGTAATCCAACTTGGGGAAACTCCCGGACCATTTGATTGAAGCAAATCTCCTGAAGTACCTTCACTACCATTTATTAAAAATGATGCTGAAGCGCCAAAGTCAATAAGACTTGCTGAATCAACCAATGTAATATATACACCTAATGTATTACCTATTGTATAAGTACCGGTATTATAATCAAGACTAAGTCCATCAACCCCTGAAGTACTATCATGAGAAATAAACAATCCGTTGACATTTGTATTAATCTGCTGAACAAACAACTTCTTACTACCTAAGTCAACATCATATGCAGCACCTACATATGGGACATAATTTCCAAGGTTAGCCAAGGAGATAATATCTGATATGGTATAATTCTTCGTTGCGAAGTTGTCATTCACATCAGAGCCAATCAGTTTATCTCCAAGTGATGGAGTCCCGTCTACGGGGTAGGTACTTATTTTTGCCATTTCTTTTTTATACTAAGGTTAATAGATACAATGTCTTGTTCACCAAGCCAAGCATCTCATCTATGATGTTCTGAAGTTCTGAAGAGTAGTTATCTCTCTCAGCATCCAATACCTTCTGCAATTCTTTCAAGTGCTCCATGGCACTCAATGATTTTGACTCAGGTATTACAATATCAATCCTGCCATTCCTACCAAAGTAGGTCTCGATGAACGAGTCTGTCAGGTCCAAAATGCCATCATAGTAAGCATTCAATGCCTTGTGCTCAGCAAAAGAAGTTGTCTTAAGGTGCGTGAGGTGCATGGTGTCCCTTGATTGGAACAATAACCCCATGAATTTATTAGGTGCCATGTTATTTGTTTTCAGTTTTCTCGGTTACTTCCCCGGTTTGAATATTAATTACGGCGTTAGCTCCATACTTCTCAACCAACTTCTTCTCATGAACCTCGAACTGAGCCTTCAGCTGTTCGATACCCTTAAGAATCTGATGCTTGTTTAACTCAAGTTCACCAAGAGACATTTTAGCTTTTGAGAACTCGTTGTTCATTTGTTGAATTGCTTCCAATTCATGCTGTTCTAATTTCATTGTATTTGATTTTAGACAAATTTACATAATTTTTCCTTACGGATTATTCTTCTTAACAGAACTACCGTAGAAGTACCCAAAGATGGACAGTACAATACCCTCACATATACCTATCAGGTGTATCCATACCTCCTTATTCTCGTGCGGTATCTGCAAAAACACGATAGCATACACGATAAATATGAATATACCTAGGCCAATGACCCCGGTAAGGTTAAACATGATGTCATGCTTACCTGTTTTTGCCATCTCAACTTCCCTACTGCGTGCAGAATCCCTGTCAGCTACCTCTAATTCATACAGTTCCTTGAGTTGTTGATGGGCTGTAGCCTTATCCTCAGGAGTAAGGTCCTCGTCTTTGTCGATGAGGTTCTTTACAATACCTAAAACTCCCTTCTCAGGGAGCGCATCACCAACAACATTCAATATCTTAGGGGCTTTATCACTTAGCCATCCACCAACCTTAGTGTCTTTAAACTTCTTTCCCGGCATTATTCTTTAATTTCAAAGTGCATCCAATCATAATCCTTCTCTACGCCCAAGGATATGAACCCGTGCTTGTAGAATATATCAATCATCGGCTTGTATTCAGGCCGAGCGAACCTTGCAGTCTTCTTTGACTCTCTCAGCAGGTTACGTGCAGGGTCTAGGTCTATAGCCAATCCCCACGCATGCATAGATATCGTATTGCCATTGCGCTTTTTCCTATAATTGAAGCATCCACCATAAAGGTCAATGCCTAGTTCTACAATCCTTTGATACCCATAAGTACTCAATATATCGTTGAACACAGCAAGGAGGTTATCAGCAATCAGCGTATGGCACATCAGCGATGTTACATATGTATCGGTGTCCCATGCTATACGCATCTTGTATGGGAGAGTTATCTTTTTGAGATATCCCTGCCCGGTTTCATTTGGGACTCCATATTTTTTAGTAACCTGCTGAGTAGTCATGTTAAATATTATTAAGCCTCAATCTTCATGTCAGCTTTGACACGACCATAAATTGCAAGCACTGTTCCAAACAACGTAGTCAGCTTTGACACTAACAATGCGATTGAACTCTTTGCTGCAATTACATCAGCTACCTGACTTTTCAATACTTCAAATGAAGCGTCAGCAGGTACGTTAACCTCAGGTACATTCAGCAATGTAGCCAAGAAGCCAACGAATGCAATTAAGATACCCCAAATTGTTTTTGATTGGTACCACTTTTTAGATTCCATCATTTTTTTCTGTTTTTAATTTGATAATTGTTTCCCACGCCTTGGCTACAGTAGCAGCCGATTCAAGGTTTTGACAGACGCCCATTTTTATTCCGGCGTCAATGAATTGTTTTAAAATATTTAGTGCTTGGTCTTGATTCATATTATGGATTTAATAATGCAATTTTATATTGAACACCCCCAACATAAACAACTAAATGTTGCCCACTTGAACCGCCGGAACTCCCTGATTGCATGGAAGGACTATTAAAATTAACCTGATTTGTTTCAATAATCAATTCTTTTGCAACCCCATTTATATAAAAATAACTGTTGCTACCTAATGCACTATTAAAATCTCCAAAATAATAAAGCTGATTTGAAAAATCAAACTTACTACCTATCTCACTACCGTTCCTTACAGTGTATATCTTATCTAATGCAGAATCTTGATATGTTGCAATATCAATATCAAGAGAAGAATTATAAGTATGAATTTGAGTACTTGAGTTTGAATTATTGCAATTACTCCTAAATGATGAAGCATTGCCACCATAATACCCATCTTCATCTCCAAGCGTATAAACTCCATTAGCAAAATCTAAAACAACACCAATATTACTGCCATAGTATTTACTATAAACTTTTTCATTAGGCGCAGAGTTATCTATGTAAAATGCCATATTACCGCCTGTCAAAAAAACATTCTCTGAACCCGTATCACCAAGCTGAACAGAGTGTGCAGCACTATTAATTGTAAGCGCATAGTCGCCATCATTAGTGCCTAAGTAGAACATATTTATCTTCTGCCACTCAAAGTTTTTTACATTTTGGTCTATTGTTCGGTCGTCTGTAAAAACCCCTCCTAATGATAAAATATAATTGATATCCAACCCCAATGATGTCCTTAACTGACCCGCAGTGAATCTTGTATTAACGTTCAATGTAGAGTCATATCCAACTAGATAACCTGTTGATTGGTCAACTGATGGTGTACTAGTAAACTGCGAAAACTTTTTATTTGCCATTTTTATTCTATTATCATTGGTTCAGAAGAATCCTCCGTAATAAGGTTATCTGTATTTTCAGCAACTATATAATCAACCACAGGAGGTGGGACTACTCCACTCCCTACCGTGTTACCTATAATCGCATTTGTAATTGCTATTATTATCATATTACCAAAGGGCTACAATGTTAGACGCTGTTGATGACGCATACACTTTCAACACATTCACCGGAATGAATGTACCCGCTAGTACGCCAACAAAAGAAACGTCGTCTCCTCCAACTGTCTGCACATTCAATGTGCCCGCACCACCTACATACAATACGCATCCGTCATTGTTTGTCGTACCATTAGGTGCTACAATCACATCGTTAGATGGTGTAACAGCTGCTGCTCTTCCTGCTTGTAATTTCTGATATGCCATGTTTTACTTTTTATATGGGAACTTTTCATTGAGTGCTTTCTTTCTTGCTTCGCACCCGCAGTCTGCTCCCGTTGCCTCGGCCACCTTATCAACAACATACTTGATACCGGTTGCCTTTGTTATTTTCTCAATTGTGTCGCCGAGCCCTTGAGACTTCTCACGATATGTTATCTTAGCCATAAACTATTTTTTCTTTCCGGCAGCAGCCATCTTTTGGAAGGCGGCCTTACCATACTTGTTTCTGCCAATCGTAGCAGTAATAGCGTTTGCTCTTTCTTTGCTCACACCTTGCTTCTTCTGAATCTTCTCACTTAACTTTGAAAACTTACTCATAATGTAAAGGTATTAATATTTTCCTTTCCTATTTTTAGGATTAGCTGTCGTAGCTTTTCCCGGGCCACCCCACAGATAACTACAAGCCCAATGCTTAGGAGTTAACTTGTCGGTGGCACTATCACAGCCATGCCTCGCACGGAAAGATTTGCGGGCTGCTGCTGAATAGTTATTGCCATAACCCTTGGCACCGAAGTGGAGGAGTTTTTCTTCTCCCCCACTACAGGCCTTAACCATCATCTTCTTGCCCGGTCTATCAGACGGGACAGGACGATTGCATTTCATTTTTGACTTGTCAGCCATATTACTCACTGATTGGAGTGAAGAAATCACGACTGTGATGACCCGGTGCTTCCTTCTCAGGAACCGCTTCATTCAACAATGGTGGTGCAGTCTCTTCTACAGGAGCCTCTTCTACAGGAGTCTCTTCTATAAGAGTCTCTTCCGTAGTGGTCTCTTCCGCAGGAGTTTCCTCGGATGCATTGATTAACACATCTTCAGGAATAGTGTTTGATTTCCTTGCCATTTGATTTTGGATTTTGGATTAATAACCTTTTTTCTTAGTCATGCCTTTGCCCTTAGCAGCAGCCATAACTTTCTTGGTAGTACCCTTGGAACCTTTCATCCCGCCGGTCTCTTTAATCATTGGGCTTGTCTTGCCACCGCCTGAAGGCATTTGCATTCTTGAAGATGCAGGCAAGTTTGGAGTTGATTTCATCTTTTTTCTTTTTTAAGTTTAGGCACCATTGAAGGGTGATGCCATTATCCCTTTATCTTTTGTTTTACAATCTTGTTTGATATAAGCTCTACCCCTTTCAATCCTAAGAACCCTAGGATGAAAGCAATTGAGAACATATAGTTTATCTTGACAATGCCCAAGATGTCAGCGACAACAGGTGTCAGGTAGTTGGCAGATGCCACACCTGCAATAATAGACATCAGTGTCTGCTTTATATTCTGAGCTGACTCCCGCCCTATCATCATAAGGCTACCAAAGAATCCCGCTACAGCAAGCCCAATGTTGATTCCTAAATCTTTTAATACGTCGTACATCTTTAATCTGTGGTGGCTCCCCTTACGATAGTAAGTCTGACAGGTCGCCTTTTGAAAATTGCTTTCCAAGTGTATTCTTTAAAGTTTGTAATCCTGAAATTCTTGTAGCAGAACTAACTCTCTTTGTACCGGCACTACGCCCCATCTTATCTTTCAACTTTGTATTCTCATCTTGTAACTGCCTAATCTTGCTAATAGACTCATTCTTGAAGTTGATATCATTCATTTGCTGTGCAAGTGATTTCTTCTGTTCGGGCTTTTTATCTTCTGCCATAATGAGTAACTTTGGAACAAATATAATCAAATTTATCAAATATGAAATCAACACAAAGAGTAAACGACTATCTCAAGTATTGGAGACCCGTTAAAGCCTACATCAAAGCTAGGTACAAACTGTCCTCCACGGACCTAGACGTGCTACTTTTCCTACACTCAGAAGGGTACTTCAGCCGGGATAAGTTTGCAGAATACAGCAAGATACTACCATGGGACAAAGGGAGATTCGAGCGCCTGAAGAAGGAAGGATGGATTGTAATTTTTAGAAAGAGAGTAGGACGACACAAGACACTATACCAAATATCCCACAGAGGAGCAGGTATAGTCAACGACATATACGAAAAACTAAATGGCGCCCTCATAACCGAGAGGCCCAACCTGAACCCGCTGTTCAAGTCAAAAGTGTCCTATGCAGAAAAGCAATACCGTGACTTCATCATAAAGATGAACGAGACTACAAAACAACTACAACGTCTCGCTCTTGAATAATCGTGTAAGGAACATCATTGATGAGCATCGTGAAGCCATGCGCCTTGTCGTAGTAGATGACGTCGTCCGGCTTGATGACAGACACCTCAGTGCCCGGCTCGACCACTACGCCCTTCTTGTAGCGCAACTGATTAGCATCCTCACCTGATAGTATCAGACCGGATTCCATCTTGATGTCTTCGTCAATAGCCTTGATGACTATGTTCTTGCCTATTGCTCTCATTGTATGTACTGCTTTAAACTGTGAACGGTTTGCCTGAACAGATAGTCCTTAGCCTTCTGCTCCAATGGGAGACTGTCGTATGGCACAATGCATGGGTGTTCCTTCTTCTCCGCATCCTTAACCGGCCCGTACTTCCATCCATCGTTCACCTTCTCAGCCATCCACACAGTATGGCTCATCTCAGGCGTTGCATCATGGTTGTTCAAGTGGAAGTCAACACCATGGATAGCAGAGTTACGCTGCCAATCAGGTGCGTCTTCCCAATAGGTTTGAGAGTGGTCTCCCATGGCCATACAGAAAGCTCTGTTAATCTCGTGCGCTACTTTAGCTACTTGTTCTACTGTCATTTGATTAGTACTTGAATGTGAGGAATTTTACCACGTTCATCTGCGCATTTAAAATTTCGCCTATGGTGTGGTGATACAGCGTGTTCTCAAGGCTGCTCTTTTGTGACTGCAAATCTCTTTGCCAATGGTCACGCACCATGGTTGCCAACTCTGCGCATAGCTCTTTAGCACGTTGCACATTCGGGTCATTAGACGGGTTGAATGTCAATCCTACAAGCTGATTACCATATGATAATCTTTCTTCGATTGGTTGCTCTGTTGTCATTTTTATTTGATTTTGATTAAGAATAAAACATATCATCTACAAACACAGGCGTCTTCTTCCCAACGTATGCCGACTCCACATTGTAGTCGAAATACTCCAACGCCTCTTCAGCATCCATGCCGTCACGCTCCATGAGTATCGCCAAGCACTTCTTCTTCGAGTAGATTAACTTTTCGGTCAACAGCTCAAGGCCAATGACCGCATCGTCAAACCCGTCAGCCTTTAGGAACTCAATCTCGGGATGAGCCTCTAGTATCATGTCAAGTACACTCATTTGCTCAACTTTTTTAGCCTAGTCAATACGTCATAGCCGGTGTGCCCATCAAACTCGTACTTGGCTTTCTCTGCCACCGGTATGTTGAATAAATCCCAATCCTCCGCTTTGTAGTGGTTACTGATTTGACCTGTTGGCAGCACAGCTACTACGATGAACCAACCTCCGCCGAAACATACCTCGCCATCATGATGACGCCAAGACTTGTGCACGTCATAATATGGGATATCATACTTCCCCCACTCGTTGAATAGGGCAGCGTTGTATAACTTCCTGAACTCGTATAGTTCCTTAAAGGTATGATAGCCGTCACTGATTAAGTCGGTATCTACTCCGTTTGCTATAATGGTATTTATGGCTTGCTCTGTTGTCATTTCTGCTCGTAGGTTCTAGCCATCGTCACAATGGCATTGGTGGATAATATTGTTGTTGCGACACTGATGGCGTTCTGAAGCGCTGTCCTTGTTACCTTCAGCGGGTCAATCACACCCATCTCAAGCATATCACCGAACTGCTTACCTTTCAGGTCATAGCCATGGCCTAGTGGTTTGCCGTCAGCATAGACCTCGTTGAACGACAGCCCCGAGTTGGATAGTATCTGCTTGACCGGCGCTAGCATCGCATGCCTAATCATCTCAACCGCAACCGTGTACTCCTTGCTAGGGTTATAGATTTGAACTAGACTCGTCGTGGCGTCAAGCAAAGCGACACCTGCCCCGGGAAGGATGCCCTCCTCAAGAGCTGAGCGTACTGCACACACAGCGTCATCGACCCTGTCGTACAACTCCTTCTGCTCTAGGTCAGTGTTCCCACCTACGAAGATGACACCAATGCCACCGGTAAGCGAAGCTATCCTCTCCAACAAGAAGTCCTTGTCAGCCTTTAGCGTCGCCTCACTATGTGCAGCCCTGAGCTCAGCCACCCTTGCGTCAATGGTCTCCTTGCTGCTCTTCACGTCTGATGCCACGATAATGGTCTTGTCCTTGCTCACAATCACCTTAGCCGCATGACCCAAGTTGCTGTAGTTGATATGGCTCAGGTCATCACCGGTCTTCTCGCTGAAATAAGTTGCACCCACAGCCACGGCAATGTCCTGCATCAACTCGTGCTGCTTGAACCCGAACCCGGGAGGAGGCACAGCCACACACCTCAAGTTCCCCCTGACAACATTAGCTGCCAAGGTATTAATCACATTCGTATTGCAAGGAGAGATTATCAGCAGCTTCTTACCCTCAGTGATGATTGGCTTAAGCACCAACTCCAACTGTAAGATGTTAGCTATCTCAATGTCCGCCACCAACACCATCACGTCCTCCAAGATACACTCGTCACGCTTTTGGTCGTTGATGAACAGCGGGGACAAATACCCACGGTTGAACTTTAAGCCCATGGTTGTCTCGGCATAGGTCTCCGGCGTCTGACTCTTCTCAAGGGTCACCACGCCATCACGGCCCACGTCCTTATACACCTCAGAGATAATCTTACCAACCGAAGTATCGTTGTTCGCAGAGATAGTCGCCACATCCATCAACCTGTCCTCCGTCACCTCACTTGACATCTCCTTCAACTTGTCCACCACGAAGTCACCCAACTCCACCAACTGCCTCAACACCTCCGTGCGGTTTAAACTCTTGTCATCCTCCAACTCATGATGACCGGCAACCACTAACGCCTCAGTAAGTACGATGGCCGTCGTAGTTCCGTCACCCGCAGTAGTGGCCGTACGGTCAGCTGCTTCCTTCATCATCTTCACCGCCAAGTTCTCAACCGGGTCGATAAGGTCAACAGACTTTGCTACCGTCACACCATCCTTGGTAACAGTAATGCCATGAGTATGCGTAACCGATTCAATCAGCACAGTATTGCCGCTAGGACCTAATGTACTCTTGACAGCCTTTGCTATCTTAGCTACACCACTCAATAGACGCCTGCGTCCATCAGCATCAAAAAATAAATCTTTAGGGGAATAACCTGAGTTGTCTTGTACCATCATGTGTATTTGATTTAAGTCTAGCAAAGATAATATCGTGGTACGAAAACAGCAAACAAAATTATAAAAACCGGAATGACAGAATTTAGTGGTTCCCTATATATATATATATTTCCCTCCTTTTATATATATTCTATAGAATATATTTCTTCTTTAAAATCGACATAATCGACATAAATAATAATAATCAATAAGTTAGATAAATTTAATCGTCGTAAAAAAAGGTAATACTATGTCAATTATATAGTAATAGAACTTAGTTAAGGTTAGTATCAGGATGTCGTAAATCACGACACCCTACAAAAAAAGAAAGGGAGTGTAGAAACACCCCCTATACTTAGACCAACACACATGAGACAACTTAATACCCAAATCCTTCTGTCCTCACCTTGGCTTGAACCATGGCATCAGCATAGATTGATGTTTTCTCCATCATCTTCATAGACTTTCTAGTCATAGCTGCCTCTTGGATTCCCGTAATACTATCAGGACGATTGTTCAATAACATACCATCCTTAACAGTCAAGCCGGGAGCAGAACCATTCCTTTGATAAATGCTGTTGCTTAAATCAGGACAACACCTACCCTTGCCTTTTAAAATCATAACGTAAGTTTTAATACAGTAAAGATACGAAGTTTAGATATATAGATTGTTGGGGTTATCCCCCCGTTTGACGATTGGACCCCCGGACCGAAAACGACCTCGAGCAAAGGGGGTGGGGGTACCTTTTCGGGTGCCCCTGTCCGATTTTTTGGCAATTTCCCCACGGGACCGCCGCCGCCTACCTGCCTGCATGCAGGACCGCCGCGCCTCCGCCGCCCCTCCGCCGCTCCGCTCCGCCACGTGCCGCCCTCCTTGGTCCCCCACTCCGCCGCCGCCCTCAGGTAAACAGGTAACAGGACCACGAACAGGACGGACCAAGTACGAAGAACTTCGTCGTACACAGGTAGCAAGTACGAAGAACTTCGTTGAATACAGGACGCAATACAGGACCGCCGCTATCGGTCCCCCTTTGTGTACCTTTTAGTGTCTTTAAAGACACAATTCTATTTAACATAATGTTGAACTACGAAGACTTTCGTGGGGGCTGTCCCCCCTGTTTTCACCTCATGCTCAAATTTTTTCAAACTTTTTTTTCTAGCTGAAACCCGCTACAGGACTGCATTCCATGAGGCGGTACCCCCTGAATTAACCGCAACGGCAAAAATAAATTTGGATACTGACATTTTTTATACTATATTCACACTCAGAACACACAATTAACACACACAAAAAACACACACACTATGCAATTACTACAAATTGAAGAGAGCTTCCTCAGGGGCGCCGCCGCTCATCTGAGACTAACTGAAATCAGGGCAGCCCAAAGGGTCGAAGCCAACGGACACAAAAAAAGGTTCACTCAGTCCTTGGAGCTTGGCAAATTGCTG